CCTGGCGGTTGTACTCAATCATCTCCAGGGTGCTCTTGCCCTGGGTTTCGGCTTGTACGCGAAGCTTTCCGATCAGCTCATCAACGGCTTCAACGGCATCGCCGCCTGCGGCTCCCGCCAGATCCGAAAGCGTATCCCTTAGGAACTGGGCTCGCTCTTCTGCAGTGCGGGCAGAATCAAAGAACTCTCCAATGCTGCCAACCAGATTCTGCAGCGGATCACTCTCGCGCCCCAAAGTAGTGGAGATTTCCGCCACGGTTTGTTCGAGAACGCGGAAGTTTTCGATAACCGGGTTTGCATCTAACGTTCTCAGGGCAAGGAAGATCCGGCGTGCAGCCTCGACACCTTCATCGCCCGCAAGCCCAAGCGAGTCACGGAGATCAATGACCGCGCCACCAACTGCCCGCCCAAACGGCGCACCCTCGAAGAAGTCCGATAGGTCTGAAAAGCCAACAGTGTCGGCAATATCATCAAAAGAGTCTCGAATGGCGCGGGCTGACTGGCGGGATGCCTCCTCAGCCGCCGCCATCGCGGATACGATGCGCGCCCGAGCGGCCACCTCGCTTTCCCTGGCAAGATCTCTGATCTCTCGGGTAAGCGTGGGTATGCCATCGTTATCCTCGATGGTTTCATCCAGGGACTTCATGGCTGCATCAAGGGCCTTGGTGGCATCCTCGCCCTCGCCCATAGAAGCAACTAGCGATCCACCAATAACGCTGCCGATGGCGAGCACAGCACCAAGTAACGCGCCACCGGGCCCCAGAATTCCGAGCAGCTGAGAGCCTTGCTGACCTAGCGCGACAAACGCGCTGGTGCCAGAGCCGACTTGTACAAAGAAGTCCTGAAACTGATAGCCAGCCTGCTGAAGCGAGCCCTTCTGAAGGCGGAACATCCGGTTGGCTTCTTGCCCGGCCGTGGTAAGGCCCGCCATCTGGCGAGTGTTGGCCTGGGCGGCAGTGGCGGTGCCTGTCAGAGAACCCTGAAGGCCACGGACTTCGCGGGCGGTCTCCCGCACGGTACCGCTTACACCTTTGTTGTTTGCCTTGATGGCAAGCGTCAGGTTCATCTGTTCCATGTTCAGTCCTGTTGCTCCCGAAACGCTTCCAGGGCGCCGCTTTCAATCGTCTGGAGCTGGCTGAACGTTCTGGCCGGATCGTCCAGGTCGCTCATTCGGATCACCACATCCACGGCGGTGTAATCCAGCCCCGTTCTTACGCCTGCCATCCCTGCATATCGCCACTGGGTTGCACACTTGAGAAAAGTCAAAACTGCATCCCAGTTTTCCGGCAGGACCAGGAACTCCAGATCCCCATCCCGGTGCAGCGATTCGGCGTCCACTCCCTGGATACCGAAGGCCTGCAAATCCGACTCAAGGCCGCCAGGATCTGCCTGACGACCTTGCACCCAGAACCGGCCTGCCGCCCTCAGGTTCTCGGTCGGTTCTTTTTTGTGATGGACTCCTGGTACGCGTTAACCAGGGCCGTGCTCACGGAGGGGTCCGCTTTGAGCGCAGTCAGAAGTTCGTCACCCTGCAACGGCTTTCCGTCAGCCCCTGAAACCTCCACGCCATCCACGCCAACCAGCACAATGTCCAGCAGGCGCTTGTTTTCGTTCTCGGGGTGCTTCAGATCAGTGGCTGACGCCACCTTAAACTCGGCGGTGAACTGGCCGGTGACCTCCTTGTCACCGTCGAAAATCACTACGGAAACCGGGTACCGAAATGTGCGACTTGGGTTGAGCTTGAACATAAGGGAGGGCTCCTTACTTAACAGTGATCACCAGCTCGTCGTTGCCGGTGTCGGGGTTGATGGTGAGCGGCAGAGACAGCATCTGTACGCCGTTCTTGTCCTGCTCGGTCGGGCTGCCAATGCCAACTGCCGGAGCGGAGAACTCAATGATATTTCCCGCCACCTTGCCGTGGGTCACGCTGAGCGCTCCGCGGGCAGATGTCTTGGCCTTCTCGTACAGGTCGATCACCGCCAGGGCCGGCTCTTCTACCACGGCGGTGCCAGTCGGCTGCCGGTCCGTGATCTGCATGGACGTTTCCTGGCCCACCAACTGGTGCTTCACCGTCTCCACACCGATGTCAAAGCTCAACTGGTCAAAGCTCAGGTCCGAACCAAACAGGTTCAGCGCGGTTGTGTTCGCGTTGGTGACGGGAGCCGGCATGATCCAGCCGCTGGTATCCGCCTGCGGGATCTCGGCGTTACTGATTGGCCCCAGGATCCCCATGAAGTTGAATGTGAAGTAGGGGATGTTGTTGGTAGACATCCTGAAGCTCACTGTGCCCCGGCCGCCCACAAACTTGTGCAGCACTCCGTCCCGGTGAATCCAGCAGGTGATGGACTCCTCGCCGCCGGTAATCGGGTTGTAAGATACGGAGATGCCCACCTCTTCCGTCTCAGCAAAGCCGCAAGCGCGCAGTAAAGGCCCCCACTTAGGCGCGGTGCCGGCTGAGCCGGATCCGGCCAACTCAACTTCCAGCTGCAGCTCCACATGCTTTTCGCCGGCAACCTCTTCTGAGTTGCCGAAGTGGCCTCGAATCAGGTTGCGCTGGATGTTCTCGCCAGCCAGCGGCGTCACCTGCACGGTGCGCGCCAGAATGGCGTTAGCCGATTCGGTCGGCGCTGCATCAGTGCCGTATGTGGTCTCTACGCTTGCCAGCACCACGCGCCGGCGCATCTTGAATCCAGACATGTGTTACTCCTTCTTCCCGGAGGTCTTCTTGATTCCGTCGTCCCGGGTCTCCGGCTCGGCGGTCTTGGGTTTGGGCGCGCCATCTTTGGCCCGCTGGTACTGCCCGCCGCGTTGCGGCAACTTCACACGTTTACTCATGGCGTCCACCAATACTCCGTTCGAAATGCATCTACCCAGTACATGGCGTTGTCGCTCATAGACAGCAGCTGACCGCCATGCCAGGCCACCTCTGTGTCATAACTCAGCACCGGAAGCGTGAAATAGTCGTACCAGCTGCGGCTGGGCGTTGATGTGCCGAACGGCGGCGGCATCCAGTCCACCAGGCGCTGCAGAACCGGCCTGCGCACTCCTGAAAGCTGATCAACCATGGGGCCGCCCAGGGGCTGGTTGCCCCGGCTAACCCCAGTAACCACCAACACCTCAACCACAATCTTGTGCCTGGAGCCCTGCGTCATCGGCACAACGGTGACCGCCTCCCGGCCGGGAACCACCACCACAGAGGGCAGCGTTCTGGACTTTCTGGCCGCATCAACGTCGGCCGCCAGTGACGCCTGCACTTCAGCGGTCGAAATCCTTTCAGCCCAGGCAGTCAAGTCCAGCATCAGATAAACCCTTTGCTGTCTGCGCGATCCCACACGCGTCCGCCAGACTGGATCTCAGCGCCATCGTTAGAAGTGGGCTCATCGCCAGCATCACTAACGCCCAGGGAAACCCGCCCCATAGACACCTGGCGCAGCAACTCAACCGCCGCCTTATAGCGCGTCTCCACCACCTCCGGGATGTGATCGTCGTGCAGGTGGTACCGAGCCATATCGGAGCACACCCGAACCAGAACGGTCGGGGTGCTTGTAAGTGGCAACTGGTACCGCGCAGCGAGATAACCATCTATCTCGGCGGTTGCGTCAGCCAGGGCGCGATCAAGCACGACGGCATCGATCGCTCCGGCATTACTCCGATCGGTGAGCTGAACCATCTCCCGCTCACTGAACCGGCTGATCATGTCGGCCTGGCTGGCGTAACTCATGCGCGCTTCACTCTGATATGCGGGTCAGCTTCCAGCAGGGCCGCAGCTTCCTCAGAGACTGCAACGGTTTGCGGCTCCTGGGTAACCACCACGCCTGCGCGGATCCGGCGCTCCAGCCGCGTATACACCTCCAGCGTTACCTCGCCGGAGGAGGTGCCATCCTTGGCAGGCCCCCGCTCCTTGCTCTTGTCGTCAGGCTGCTTGGCGGCAGACTGGTCGGTTTGCTTTTTCGGAGTGGCCATCAATTACCTCCTCAGCTCAGCCAGGGTGTTACCAGCAGCTCCGCAGAGTTCTGGTACACGTTGGTTGCGCCGTTGGCGTCGCGCTCGGCCTTCAGCACCTCAAAGCCGGCCTGCTCAAGTGTGGGCGGCACCACCAGCAGGGTCGGGCGCACGCCCATCGGGCGGCCGCCATCAGCCTTGAAGTTCATCATGGCGGTGCGCGCTTTGGCGTAGTTCTCCTTGGTGAGCGGCTGCTGGCTCTTGTACGCCATCTGCCAGAAACCAAAGCCAACGTTGGAGCGGGCCCGCACGCCGTAGCGATATTCATCGGCGGTGAACACATGCTCGTCGTCGTTCTTGGTCATCTGCTGCAGATCCGCCGGGATGCGCTCCTGGTAGATCAGCGGCTTGATGGCGCGGCTGACATCCAGCAGGTACCAGGCAGTACCAGGATCAGTTGCCGGAATATCCTGGTTGGCCACCAGGGTAGCCGCGCCAGTGCCATCCACTTCGGGGTAAACCGGGTGCTCGTTGTCGAAGAAGTTCTGGCCGTCGTAGCACAAAGTGCTGCCGCCAGAGGCCAGCAGGGCAAATACCAGCTCATCGGGGTGGATATTGGCTGCGCGGCCCATTTCCTGGAACAGCATGGCGTAGGCGCCAATGTTGTCGTCTTCGATGTCGGTGCGCGCAACACCCACCGTGGACTCAAACAGCTTGTTGGTGATCTCGTATCCGTGAGCCTTCATGTCTTTGATGACACGATCGCCCACCCACTCACGGAAAGTCGGGAACTGGCCCAGCCAGCCGTAGGTGTTGCCCTTGGACGAACTGGTCACCCGGCTGGCCACCATGTTCCACTTGGGGTCTGCCATGGTTTGACCAGCCTGGTACTCTTTCTTGAAGCTGGTCATCAATGCGGTAAGCAGTGACGGAGTAATGATCATGCCTTGGTCTCCTCAACCTTGACGCCCTTGGCTTTGAGGAACTCCTCTGGCGTCTGATTCATGTGGCGGCACACGGCCAGCTCTTCTTCGGTCAGCTGGTTGTCGCCCTGGGGCGGCTGCTTGCCGTTGGTTTGTTGGCCGGTCAGCGCAGCGATCGGCTGGGCGCTGCCCAGGAAACTACGCAGGGCAGCAATGTCCTTTTTGCCCAGGTCCCGCGCCCAGCTTTCCAGAGACGGCATCAGTCGACCGTCTTCCAGGCCTTCGCCTACCAGCTTGTCCACCTCGCCGGTGGTCAACTGGGTTGAAAGAGCTGTCACGCGAGTGTTCAGCTCATCAAAAGCGGCTTTGGGCACGTACTTTTCCGGATCTGGGTTGTTTGCCTGGCTGCGCAATGCCGCCATGTCGGTCTCGGTCTTTGCGGCTTTGTCCATCAGTGCCTGAACAGCCGCTCGAACCTGCTCAGGGGTGGCGTCTTCGCCCAGCCCGAGCATCTCCAGCAGTTCTTTATCCACGGGTTTGGTCTCCTCGTGTGGTTGGTGCAGGTAACGGGCAGCCGCCACATCGGCGATCCCATCAATGGCCGGGTTATTGGTCACCGCCGCCATAAGCAGCTCGGTAACCACACCGGAATTCGGGTCAAACTTGAAAACAGGGGAAAGGTAGCGGTACTCATCGCCAGTAATCAGCGCGGCCGCTCGTTCGGTCCACTCGACATCCACCGCATACAGGCCATCGCCTTCGCGCCACTCCAGGGTGTTGAACCAGGCAGCAGCCGGGGCCGGGTTGCCGGAGGTTTCGGCGTAGAGGGTCTGGTGTTCGTAGTCGATCACGAACGGGGTCTGGCGCTCAGTGGCCAGGGCCACCAGCCTGCGCGCGGCGTCAGCGTCCAGGCGCCAGCCTTCCACGCCGTGAGGCCGACCATCCCGGGCACGGAAAACGCCAGTCGGGAACAGCTGGATCTCCGATCCGGGCTTCCGGAGCCGGGTGGTGCAGGCAGCGATGTGGGTGCGGGGTGATGTTTTCATGGCGCCAGTTTGGGAGCTGGCGCGCATGGCAGGAACGCGAATGGATTCGGGCAGTGATCCGGAGGTGGGCGCGGGAGGAAAATTGCACCTGGCGACGGGGAGAATACCCCTACGGCGTGGAGCAGCTCAAGTATTGCACGTTAGACCCGCGTTAGAATCGCCGCCAGCGTGCCTATCTGGTTTTGCGTGCCCCGTTGGTGCTCATGAGGGTCAGAATCGATTAGAGGCGATCTGAGGCGGTCACTAAAAAGCGCTCGCAAGATGCTCGGCAGCGATCTGCAGTATATCGCGTTCATCCTCCGGCCCGATACCCAGAAACGGGCGGGCGGGGATGTCGCCCCAGGGGATGGGGCCACCACGGCTGGTGGTGCCGAACTCGCCCTGCTGGGCGCCGAAGTGGTGAGTGGGCCCGTAGACCACATTGGTGCCAATCTGGGCGAAGTCCCGCCCATAGTCGGTATCGATGGAGCTGCGCAGGCGGCCGCTGTCCTGCAGCAGGTCACCGCCCTGGCGGTACGGCCGCAGGGCCAGCGTGACCTCCGAGAGTGGATCCCAGGCCACGCCGGTGGCCGGGTCGGATTCGGTGGCGAAGGCGCGGGCGGTAGCCTCTTCCAGCACCCCGGCGATCCGCTTCATCGCCGGGGCCGGATCCTCCACGCGATTGACCAGGCGATTCAGCGCCTGGAGCACCTCATCACTGTTGTGGGTGATCTCGATACGGCTCATGACTACAGCAACCCCTCCAGCGTTCCTTCCAGCAGTTCGTACCGGGCGCTATCCGCAAGCTCGGCAATGCGCACAACAACCGGCTGCAGGTTCGATGCCAGCGGCGCAGCAGAGGTGCTCGCCAGCGGGTAAGGGGCCCGGATAACGCTCACGGTGCTCTGTTGTGCCGCGCCAGCCAAATACACCAGGGCATGATCAGCCGAATCCCACAGGACCGCCTGAGGGCGGTGCAGCAGCTGCGGGATGGCCCGCCAGAACTCCAGGGCGGTGATGCCGCCCTGAACCTGGGCGCGGCGGAGAATCTCGCCCTCGGAGAGCGCCATAAGCCGGCCCGGAGCGCTACCGGTAAGGCGAAGCACTGCATCGGCCAGGGCGTCCGGCAGCAGGCCGGCGGCGGCCCGGCCCTGGCCGGTGGTTTCGCCAGCAGCCACCTGGTCCACCCACCGGGCGAAGCTGTCGTTGCGCAAGTCGCTACTGTTGAGGTCCCGGATCACCTGGGTGCGTACCTCCGAGTTACTGATCTGGCCGAGCTTCTCGGCAATGCTTGCGTCCGTGCCGAATGCGCTGGCGCCGGGGTTGTGGCCCCAGCCCAGATCCGGGCTCATGGTGCGGCCATCCGGCAGGGTGACCACCGGGTGATTCACGGTCATCACCTCGCCGGTCTGCATGTTGGTGCCAGTCTCCCGCGTGACCATCTGAATGTAGTCCGCGCCGCTTTCGACCGTTAGACCCTCCCGCTGCAGGTTGCGCTCGGACAGATTTCTAACGCTGCAGCGACAGCCCCAGCCGTTGGGCGGGTAGATGAACTGCCAGATGGGATCATCCCACCGGAACACCTTGCCGTGCAGCGCGGCGTGGCTTGGGCGGGTGCGCGAGTCCAGGATTGCCTGGTACATCCAGTACGGGCGATCGTCCACCAGCGCCAGCTGCCGGCGGTACCGGCCGGCCATGTACGCCGTGGAGGTGTTGGCCCGGAAGATGGTCTTCAAGCGGTGCACGCTCCCCAGCTGGACTTCCCGCTCATTGCCCTGGGCGTCCATCCAGGTCTCTTTCCCCCACCAGCCCTTTTTCTTCAGGGCCGGCGCCAGGCGGTTGACGAACTCGCGTTCGGTTATCCCTTCGGAGATCGCCGCATCGGTGGCCTCGCGGATATCTTCCAGGATGTCCATGCGCATGGCCTTGGCCACGGTGAAGGCCTTGGCGTGAGCGGCTCCGTCCATCTCCTGCCACTGGTCAGTAATTCGAAAGCCCTTGGCACGAAAGAACGCCACAGCGTCCTTCGGCTCCATGCTGAACGCGGCCAGCAGGTCTGCCTTATTCTTCTTCGGCATCGATGCTACCCCACAGCTCTACGGCAAACATGGCGCGCCTCAGGCGCTCCTCCAGCCCAGAGATATCCATATCCGGGTAAAGCTCGGCCAGCATGCCCAGCAGCACGTCCGGCCCTTGCTCGGCAGCCTCCATGATCGGCGCAAGCACTGGCACCATCTCATCATTCAGATCGCCAGAATCCAGTGCGTCCAGCGCTTCGTCTACCGCCTGCAAATCCGGCGCGTCATCCAGCGGGTCACGCGCCTGCGCCCGCAATGCGGCAGTGGCCTGTGCGGCCACCGGTGCTGGCGTCGCAGCCAGCCGGGGCGCAAAGTCCAGCACTTCCTCATCTGCCTCCGGCTGGGGAATGCCCAGTTTTTCGTAGGCCCAGCGGGCCGGGATTCTCAAGGCCCGCCCCAGTTTGGGCAAGGCGTCTGCATACAGCTTGATGTCTTCTGGCTGCTCAGTCTCAAACACAAACGACGGCAGTCGTCGCATGGGTGTGTTGAGTCGCGTGAGCGGATCCACCAGGTGCTGGGTGATGGAGCGCGCAATCTGGCGGGCATCACTAACCAGGATGTCGTGGCGCACCTCGTTGTGCACCTGCCCCAGAGCATAGGCCCCACCGCCGCTTTCGCTGGTCTGGCTGGTGAGAGTACCGCCCAGAATAGCCTTGCTCATGCTGGCCTCTGCCCAGCGCATCATAGCCATAAAGGGCTCGGAGCTGCCTTTGGCCGCCTCCTGGAACTCAATCTCCATGCCCTGAGGGATGATGCCGGCCGCGGCATGGCCGATGTTAACCACCGCCTTCATCAGGGTGGATTTCTCGGTGTCGCTGGCGCCGGCCGGATACTTGCCCAGCCGCAGAGGCAGACCGTGAATCTCCAGGAACTCGGCCAGATCCCTGGCGGAGTAGTTGCGGAACAGGTACGGCCAGGCGAGGATGCGGGCCAGGCCGCCCCGCGTCAGGTAGCCAGATTTTGCTTTGTGCACGTGCACCAGCCAGCCCCACTGGCGCAGCTGCTCGCCACGGCCGTCGAGCGTTCGCAGCACCAGCGTGTCTCTGTCGTTCTGGGGCGTCATAAACCAGTCTGGCTGCCGGTAGTCAGCAGATTTCAGGCGCCACTGGCCCTCGCTGCGCTCCCAGTTGTATTCCAGGCAGGCATAGCCGTAGAGGATGGCGGCAGATGCGTCATACACGATCTCCTCCCAGTCCAGGGCCCGCACAATGCGCTCAATGCGGCTGGTCCACTCTTTCTCCTGGCGTGTGGCGTCTTCCGGCGGTCGAAGGTGCCAGTTCAGCCCCAGCAAAGCGCGCCGGCGCTTGCTCAGTTCCGAGAACAGATGGGCGTCTTTCTCCTCCATGTCTTCGGCCAGGCGCGCCTGGTCTTCCAGCCGGCCGCGTTCGCCATCTTCCAAAATGCGGGACAGCTTGGCCGGGGTCAGGCCTCGGCTTGGGTGGCCTGCAAACTCGCGGTACAGATAGCCCACACTGGCAGTTTGCGGCTCCACAGTTGGGCCGTTGCGGGTTTTTCGGGGCATGGGCTCCCCGCGGTGGTCAAGTATCTCTACCATGCGCCTGTCTCCTGAATGGGCAAGTCATCGTCATCGCCCCAGCTGTTCTCTACGGCATCCCAGCGGCTTTTCGGGCTGGGCGCTGCGGTGTACTCAATATCGACCGGATCCTGCCGGCTGGCCGCGTAGGCCAGCGCGAGGGCAATAGCAAAGTCCCCATGGCGCCCATCCTTGCGCGAATTGTTTGGCACTTTCGCCACGCCGTTGATGGTCTGCACGGCGCGCAAGTCGTCTACCAGGTAACTGTCTGCCGGCATCTCCAGCATTCCGTCTTCAAAGGCAGCCTTCAGGGGCGGCATGTTCTCCCGGTACCAGCCTTCAGACAGCATCACCTCCTGCACCCGGTGGCCGCCGTATGCCTGGGCAGTTACTTCTGCCAGGTAGGCGCCGTTACCGGTCGCATCCATTGCCCCGCCCTGCAGGCGGGGCACTCTGTCCAGGATGTAGTGCAGGATCTGACGCTGCTGCTCAAACGGCACGTTGGCCAGCTCCACCACAAAGGGCGTTCGGCGCACCAGGTCCTGGCCGATCAGCAACGGCACAATCACCGTGAGGTCCATCCGGCGAGCAAAGTCTTCACCAAAGGCTAGCCAGAGATCCGGCGGCAGGCTCATCAGCAGCGGCTTCAGGTGCTCCTCGCACCAATCCCGGATTTCGGCCTCACGCATGGCCGTTGGCCACTGCTTGAATGCGTCGTCCAGCTTCAGGCGCAGCACCGGGATGTCTTTGCGGGTTCTGTCCTCTACCAAAGCCCTGGGCAGCCAGTTGCCGGAGCCCTCGGCGGGTATGGCGTCCAGCTCTTCGTCTGCGGCTGCGCCGTAGAAGTCGTAAACCTCCGCCACCCATGCGTCTTCGGCGGCTTTCGTCCAGGGCCTGCCCAGGCGCATACACACGCGCTCATACAGGCCTTGGGCTACGGCCTCCTTGAACGTGATGCGCTGCACCGAGCCCTTACGCCGGCCGGCGCGGATGTCGTTGATCAGCAAATTGAAGGGGTTCTTGTCGCCATTGTGAGTGCTGATCACGCGGACCTTGCCGCCCCATATCAGCAGCGCCAGCGCGGCCTTCAGCAGCTCACCGAGCTGGTCGTGGAACGCGGCCTCATCGATGACCACCACGCCCTGCTTGCCCCGAAGGTTTGCGGGGCGACTGGACAGAGCCACAATCCGGTGGCCGCTGTCCGGAAATCTGATGGTGAAGGTTTTGATGTGCTTATCGTCACTGTCGTCTTCCCACAGGCCCTCTTCCACGGCGCTGGCCGCGTGGTTAAAGACTCTGGCCCACAGGGCGCAGGCCTCCACGTATTCAATGGCCATGTCCTGGTTGTAGCCGATGTAATACACGTTCTGGCCGCCGGCGCCCTTGGCCGCCGCTGCGATCAGCACATCGTCGGCAGACTCGGCCCAGGTGAGGCCCGTTCGCCGGCTCTTTTCGCTGACTTTCAGTTGGCTGTCGTCAGCAATCCAAGCCTGCTGATAAGGCAACAACACCGGCGGCGGAGCGTCGGCGTTGGCGGCTGGAACGTTAGAAAGCGGGTTATTTGGCACTACGCAATCCCCAGTAATTCCCGGCGCAAATCGTTGACCACCTCGGCAGACAGGCCGCCTCGCTTGGCGACTTCTGCCGCTTTCTCGGCGGCCTCACGGGCCACTTCCTTGCGGACCTCCCGCGCCCACTTCTTCTGGTTGATGGTCATCCGGCCCAGATCAGCCAGGGCATGGCTAACGGTGGCCATATGCTTGGCGGCCTTCTCCGGCTCGTGCTCAGCCTTGCTGAGCGCCAGGGTGATCTGCATCAGCTGGTTTTGAACCATCTGGGAGGTGGCGCCCATCAGCGCTCCTTTTGAGTCTTCGTCAGACTCTGCCCAGGCCTTGGCCATCTCGGTGCTCTTGCGCACAGCGCTCATGGCTTCGTCAAACTCTTCCTGCAGGGCGCTGCCATAGCGGTGCACGGCGGAGCGCGAGAGCTTGTAGCCGTTTTCGGCAAGCCACTCGGTCAGGGCTTCGTAACCCTGGAAACCGCTGGTAACCAGCCGTTCGTTCAGCTCGTCTCGCAGTTCCTGGGGCAAGTCGTACACCTTTGAGCGCGGCGGCATGCTTATACCTCCGGCCTGGGCGCAGCAACACCGGGCTGCCTGGCGCGGCCTTCCGCCACGTCATTGCCTCGGGTGGTGAGGGTAATAAGCCAGCCGGCTCGGGGTTGCTGACACATAACCAGCCCTTGCTCTTCAAGCCAGGACAGATCGCTGTGCAGCAAATCCTTGCTAACGTGATGGCCGTAGTTGCCGGCCAGTTCGTCGTTCAGGCTGTACTCGTTGGCGGTGAACATGTTGCGCCGCGAGAGGATCCGCAAGATCCCGAGCCGGCGGCCTTCGGTCTGGAAGTCCTGGTAATTCACTGGCCCTGGCCTCCTTTCTGGTTCAGCAGGTACTGGTTGACCATCGATAACTGGTGAGATAGGGCGCGCATCTGGCCACCCACAGAAGAAAGATCCTCCGCCACGTCGTTCAGGCGGTCGTAAACCTTGGATAGGTCGGCGTGGGTTGGCGCATTATCCATGCGACTCTCGAACACATCCTGCCGGCGCTCCGCCCGAGAG